TCTTCAGCTTTTTCGATTGCGTCGGCATTGGCTAAAACTTGTTGAGCACTGTCACGCTGTGATTCTTCAAAATCCAAAAACCCACTGGTAATCTGGTCAATCACAGTGCTTAGACTTGCTGTACCGCCTTGGAAAAGATTAAATCTCTGAACAACGTCTTCTGTCTGCTGTTTGAGCTCATTAATCTCTGTGCTTGTTTCACGCATTTGTTGCGCAACGATAGAGAGCTGAAGTGCTTGTCCTTTTTCGGTAAGCTCGCTCAATTCACCCTTAAACTCGCGAGCTTTCTTTATGGTTTCCTCTATTGCATTGGAAGCCGTAAATAATGATTTCGATACAACACCCGCGATAATCGCACCAAATGCAATTAATGCACCGACAGCCGCGCCACCTGTACCGAATACTGATGCAATTTGCGGACCCTGCTGACCCAAGATGATAAAGGCATCTGTGCCCATCTGAGCCTGTACAGCAACGTCTTGTAGTTGAAAAGAGAGGTTCTGCGCACCACCACGCATCATCCTAAATGGCTTGCGTGTTTTTTCGGTTTGCTTGGTAAGACCCGCGAGTGCAGATTCAGAAATCTTGCCTTCCTTGGCAAGTCTGCGCAGTGCTTTTTCGGCTTCATCAAGGTCTGATGTGTCAGCCTTAAATATCAGAGTTGCATATTCTGCCATACTGGTTCTCGATCTTTACTGCGCGCAAGTTGCATTATCGCTTCCAATTCCCAATATGCTAACTGAATCCCTGTCACTCGCATATAGGAGTCAAGCTCTGACCAAGTATACTCGTTAAGAGAATTAAATACGCGCCAACAATCCTGCAAAATTGGATCTAATGTCGGTGCGTTAGCCAATTCCCCAGGGGGATAGCCCCTTGTTTTTTCTACTTGCTTCCATGTGTTAAGCCGACTGATTGTTGAGCCTTCTGGTATGGAATTTGCCCAATATACCCATTGTCCGAAATAGACAAACTCTTTAATCAGCCCTTGGTAAAATTTTCTCGGTCAGAGATAAAAACAAGTAATTGTGCAACGATTGATGGAGAGTTCTCATACAGCTTCCGTGCATTTTCTTGAGTACACTCGTACTCGTCGCCATCGACTGTAATACCACGCCATTCAAGAGTCACATCCGCTAATGCTTCGATATCCATGGCTTCATAATCGAGATCATCTTCTTTGCCATCAGCGCGGGCACTGATCATCTGCATTGTCTGCTTACGCTTGTGCGCTCGCCAAACTTTAGAGTCAGCACCTTGTACTTTAATAAAAACGTCTGTCTCGTCGCCAGTAACAGGGGAGAGGATGTTTACCTCTCCGCCAGTTTCATGGTCAATCGCAGTTGAAAGTTGATTTAGCTCCATAAATCCTCTTATGCGTCTATACGCGTAATACGAATGTTTGTTTCTTCAGTGTCATCATAAAGTGCATCAAACTCAAGTGCCACAGTAACAGCACCCTCGCCTGATACATCTGGCTGACCAGATTTGTACTTCACGCGAGGCAGTTCGATTAGATAATCGTTTCCGTCTACGTCAGTCAAAGTCACAGCAATAGATGATTCAGTTTCGTTTAGGAACTTGTCATATAGAGTCTTGCTGTCGAAGTATGATGTAACCGTACCTGTGACCCGTGACTTACCGATTGATGGGCGGTTGGTAGTATCAGACCCAACAGAGAAAAGAGGCTCCAGACCGTTCTCCATGCTGATCTCAAGTGCCGTAATCGTCGAAATAGAAGAGCCGCCTTCAGAGATTGATCCAGTAAACGAATCAAATGGAGTATTCCCTACATCGGCAGAGTATGTAGATGACCCGATTTCTGATGTCGCAGTCGATAAGTCTTTACCAATCACACCAAATGTAGTGGTAACCATCGAGTTAGGCGCAATCGACATACTGACAGTATTAAACTCACATCCAGTACTGCGGTGAAACTCTGGTGTTGCAAGATCAGCAAACTTACGCTCGACCGTAAAAGAGCGGCGAGTTGACCCGGGCTCTAATACGTCATTCGTCCATGTGCCGCAGAAAACTGCTTCCAATACATCATCAAATGCACCGTACTCAAGCTCGCCAGTGATGTCGCCAGAAACACTTTTGTTTCCATGGCGCAAATCTTCAACTTGGCGGTCACCGCGCAATTTCTCAGACTCAATAGCATCTTTGGTTAATGCTAAAGTCGTCGCCGTATGCGGCAGTGGTGTCCATGTAGGGGTTGATGGCGTAGTGCCATAGGTTACCTCTGCGATGTAGTGCAGAGAGTGTTGTGCGCCGTTTGCGATAGCCATGTGCCTTACCTCGCGTCAGTATATGTCTGAAAAGAAATCGAAAGCGGTACGAAGTAAAACGCACCATCCCGAATCGCCGGACCAATCGAAACCGACCGAATCCTTAAGTTGACACCATTATATGACAAAACAGTGCCTCTGCTGAAATGATCTGCAATATCATCTGGAATAGTTGATCGACCAGACTCGGCAGGTGTCACAACATCAACCTGATATATGCCCATGGTGTCATCTAAGCCGTCAGAGCCAAGGCCGACCTGTATGGTCTCTTGCGGCAAGAAATGAGGGCGTAGATATGTTGTGCCACTTTGCGGCTCGTATGGCGTATTAGGCCAAGCGATAGGGTGACCACCAGTCATCGTAGATAACCGATTGTCTAAAGCCGCCTGCATATCGTTAAAAAACGTGCTCACCGCAAAGCCCTCGCCACTGCCGATACGGCATTACGTAACATGCCTGTAGGGGCTTGCTTTGACCATCCAAACTCAAGACGCAGAGCATAAGGCAAATTATTCGTCAGAAAGAATGTATTACCAATCTGAACTTTATCAATAACTGCTTGTGCTCTCTTAATGCGCCCTGCGCCACTTTTATCGTTGCGCTTAAGCGTCTGTAGTATTGGTTTGTTAATACTTGCTTGCCAGTTTCCACGAGCTCGTCCCGTGTCTACTGGTGTTGCTCGTATAGTGAGCTCTGCAACTTTAAATAGGGCGGCTCTAATCTGCTGTTCGGTTTGACCGATCAGATTCAGCTTTGCTATTTCAAGATCGCGACCTAAACTCATTTGCGCACCTGCAAGTTAACAGCCATATTTGTATCCCCGGGCTTGATCTGCGATACCTCAATAATGCGATATGTTTCGCTGTCCAAAGATACTTTGTCGCCTACTTTGTAATCATATGCCTCTGCTAGAACCCTGCGATCACCTTCTTGGATCGTGGTTTCTAACCGCTCTTGGTCACTGTAGTCGAATGTACAACCATATTTAGTGTATGTGGTTGTCGTATCTGTAGTTTGGCCTGTATTTGGATCATATGAGCCCTTAGTGACCCGCGTAAAAGTCAAAGATCGTCCAAATCGCTTAATCATAAATGTCGCAGATGATGCCATCGGCGCGAAATTAAAACTCATACGCGACTAACCATGCCAGTTGGCTGAACAATTCGGTTCATAGCAAAGCGAAGTGCAGGAGTGATAGTGCGATTGTCGCTGTTCTCTGCATATTCTACTGAGATGTCACCAATGCTTTCTTTAAGGGTTCTACGATCTTGCTCGTTGAGCTCTGAGTATCCGTCGATTTGAACTTTGGTGGCTTCGTACAATGCGGTCTTGACCTCTTTGGGGATTTCCGTCGCATCGGCATAGTACCCATCGATCAAAGCCTCCGTACGCGGCCACTGCAATAACTGGTTTTCATTGGCTTTGTTACCAATAAAGAATTGACGCTCGAACCAATCCATAGCCCGAAGGATGGATCGTTCTAATATGTCATCGGAATCTGAAACGGTAATGCCGCGAGAGTTTGCCCATGTCCGAAACTCAACGGCTGTGATGTAGCTGTTGGCTCCCGCTATTACTGAGCCATCTTCAATTACGAGTGCCATTTTAACTCCTAAGACATGGGGCGACCGAAGCCGCCCCTATCTTGATCAACCGCGAATGATTGCGATGTAGTCAGGCTTCCAAGCCTTAACACCCCAAGCCGCCGCAACTTCGATCATGGCCTTGCGATAGCCCTTGTAGAAACGAACTTCAAAAGTCAGTCCAGAATATGGATCGACTACTGTCACCGCGTCATCAGCCATGTCGCCGCCTTCTGGTACAGCAGGAGCACGCATAGCGATTTCCAGTGCCGCACGGTGGAAAGCAAGGTTAGCTGTGTAGCTGTCGCCGATTGTCATCTCTGTTCCAGATGCGATTGTGTCAATAAGCCCTGGAGAGCCAATAACGATATCGCCAGATACAGCAGTCAAGCCAGTGTTAACAACATAAAGCTGAGAGTCACCTGCGAAAGAAACAACGTCACCAGCAGTAATACCAGTAGTGTTTACTGTACCGCCATCAAGAGACAAGATTGTCTGCTTAGCAACTTCCTCTGCCGCCAAGTCATACCCAGTACCTGCACCTTTAGTGTGTGCTTGTACTTGTGCAGACTCTTTGATCATAAGACCTTGCAGATCGAGCAATGTGCCCTGACGCAACATCTGGTCTCCACCTGCTTCGTTGGCTTTCTGAAGCTGAGCGTTGTTACGTAACTTTACGCCTGCCGCAGAGTTAATGACCAAAGACGCTTGACCGTCGTTTACAGGCATACCGTTGTCTACAAGAATCTGACGAGCTTCTGCAATTAAGTCAAAGTCATCAGCAAATGGTGTAGTACCAGCAGAACCTACTGCGCGTGAAGCATTCGTGTAGGCTTCGATTGCCAAATCAGCTTCCATTTCGTTGGTCAAAACACGCATCGCTTGCTTAATCTGATCACCGTATACAGTTTCAAAACCGATACCGTTATCTAGGCTCCGTTGGTCTTCGCCAGTGTAAGGAATCTGAACAGCGCGAGAGTTGTTGATGGTCAGCGTCTTGTTATCCACAGTCTGGTCTGTACCTTCTGGGATAGTCATAGACTCTGCTACATTAACAGCAGTCGCTTCACGTGTAAAAGAGGCGCGAACTAAGTCACCCTTTGCCGCACGCTCAGAACCGTTTGCGTTAATAGTTGAAGATGGAATGAACCCTACGAGTTCACGTCCTACTACGTCGGCCGCTTTATAGATGTCAGCGGCAAGATCGGTCAGTACATTTGCCATGTTGGCGTCTCCTTAAATCTAACCTTTAATCATTGACCAATTTACCGCCCTTCTGGAAAAAGTCATGCTTGGCTCTATTGTCAAGCGCTTCCCAGTCTGAACGGCTCATTTCTCTTGCGCCCACATCAGCCCCGCCTTGTGAACGAGCGGCCCCGCCGCCTTGTGCTTGTGATCCATCAATTAAGAATGGATAGCTGTGCTTTATTGTAGCAGTTAAATCGTCCAAAGTGGATACAGTTAACTGCCCTGACTCGTCAAGAACTTTGACCTCACCATCAACTAGGGTCAGTCGGTGTCCTATCTCTTTCTCCAAAAGTTTTGCCCGCGCCGTATCTTTCGATAAAGTTGACGCAATACGCTGTGCTTCAGATTGAACTTTCTGCTGCTGAACAGCTTGGTTCATTTCTTCGATGGTTTTGCGTAGCGTGCTGGCTTCTTGCTTTTGGGCTTCATAGAGTTCTTTGAACTGCCCGTTTTCTTGAGCAATCCTTTCTTCTTCAGCTCTGGCTTTGGCATATGCTTCTTCCTTTTCCTGTTGCGCTCGCTTTTTCTCAACGAGCAACTCTTCGTTTTTGGCTTTTAAGCCGGCGACCTCGGCTTCGATTTTCTCTTGAACTGTTTTCTCAAGAGTCTCAGCCAGTTGTGATTTTACATCCTCTGGGATGTCGATTTCATTTAAAACTTCCATTGCATTACCTCTAGTTTTGCAAAGTGCGCCTCAAGCGCGTTACAGATCGAGACCCTCAAAAGCCAAGGGTTCCATTTGGCGTAATTCGTCGAGTGTCAGAGTACGACCCTGATCGTCTACGAATCGACCAATGCTTAAATTGCCTTTGCGGAATAGTTGACCCCGCGATGGCCCTAATACTTCATCAATAAATCCTGCCGACTGTCTACGCAACCACCGCTCGTATGTTGTCTTTGAATCTACTTGGGTAGTCCCAGATGATCCCTTGGCAGGTCGTACACCAGTAACGCCTTCCAAATCAAACTCTGGCTTTATTTTGGGTACGATTGTCGACCTACAAGAAAAGTGTGCAGGCGGCTTTGGACTTGTTTCTGGATTATCTCCAAATGGATATACGATGCCATCTCTGCTCATACAGATAAACGATGTGCGACTATCAAGAGTTGCTACCCATTCATAGCCCTCGAATATGTCTTCGTTCTCTCGTAGTGTGACGTCTCTTGCTTGTACTGCGACATGATTCGTAATAGTTCTGACGACAGAGGAGCCTTGGTTCTTTTGTAATGATTTAAGGTCTGACACTCTTTTTCGTATCTGCTCGTTGGTTTCGCCAATCACAATCCCATCTCGGATACCTTGTACGATCTGCTGTGATTTCTTTGTGCCGAATACAGCAAGAGCATCGCGTATGGAGTAACCTCGCGTAGGCTCTAAATCCATAATGTTCGTAAAGATGGCTGAATAAAGCTGATTGGTATTAGGCAGAACCATAGAGCCAACGATCCGATCCTCGATCATCTTTGCAGTAAACTCCGCTTCATACTCTACGAAGTCCATTGCCTCTTGAATCATCTGCTCGCCAAGCTGAGCATACGCCTCGTTGGATAACGCTCTTATGTCCATCAATAGTGCTTCAAGTCTGGCGCGTCCAAACTCTGTAACGTCCCCAGACAACAGCACTACGATTTCGTTTAATAGATTCTCGACGAACTCTTGGACCTCGGCCTCTCGACCAGCCGCGTATCGTTGGATAAAGATTTGATGGCGCGTAGTAGCGTCTAGGATGGCAGATTCAGATGCCATGGATCACCATTTAACTTTGTTCGCCCAATATGCCGCAGACATTTTACCCTTTTGGATGTTCTTTGCATGGCGAGCCTTAAATGATTTGCGGCGCGCTTTATCTGCATCGCTCTCGCCTTTCTTGGCAGGTGATCCACTGACCCCTTGCTGACCGAAACGAATCAGCTTGACCTTATCGCCATCTTTCGCAAGAACGACATGTGATTTCTCTGGATGCTTCGGTGTGCGCTTGGGCTTGTTAAAGCCTTCCAGATTATAGCGATCAAGTCTTGGATCTTTTGCCATTACTTTTTCTTTTTCGCTCTGTGCTTCTTGATTTTGTCCCACTGAACTTTGTCTACGTTGCGGGCTTTACCGCCAGTCAGTACAGAGTTCACGCGAGCCATACCCCACTGCTGTGGTGTAACCCCAGGGCGGCGACCAGACGTTGCCGCGGCTCCCATTCCTTTCAGATAGATTTCTTTCAAAGCACCATAAGGAGCGTCTGCCTCTTTGGCTTTGTTCTGAAGTGCTTTCTTGGCACGATCACTTACTGTTGCCACCGAAACGTCTCCTATATGCTTTCGTGAATTTCGATTCTGGCAGTTTACGCTTCTTGCCCGATGGTGTCTTGTCCCCCGCCAGTGGACCTAATCGCTTACCTTTCTTACGCATCTCGTCGAGTTGCTTCAGTCTTTTAGTGCGCTGTGCGCCAGTAAGACCTTGGACGTAGTTCGCGGGTACTAGATTGCCGGCAGGTGTCTTTACTTTCTTGCTCATCGTGTTAACGGGTTTGCTAACCCCGCCTCCTCTCTGACGTCTTGCAGTGTTCTTTCTGGGCTAATAATGCCGCCAGACTTTAACCGATCGAATATGTCTTGATCGCCGATAATCTGCCGATCCAGTAATTGAATCATGCTCATAACCATTTGCGGATCGACGTTGCGGTCATAAAACTCTTTGTTGATGTCGAACTTCGATTCTTGAGTGTCACTACCCATAAAGAGCCCAACCCATCCGATGCAAGTCGTAATGGCTTGTGACAGATTGCCGACCAAGTCTCCAAGTACAGAGTTCTCAGAAGCAAAGCGAATGCGAGCACCTTCTGCTGTTTCGTTCGCACCCCTGTCTGTGATAATTCTTGCGCCGATCATAACCATCTGGCTTTCTTTTAAGCGCATTGCTTCAAGTACCAGATTATTGGGATCAGCTTGCAAGAGTGTCGCAGAACCTGTTTCACCAAGCACATGACCAGAGCGCGATCCAAGTTTGATCCCCTGGGGGTTATATTCTTTGAACTGCTCGTGGCTAAGTGAGTGCGTAATGAATAGGCTTGGCTGGCCTACCAAGAAACATGATTCCTCATAGTCAGCAGAGTTGCGATAGTGCGCTACGTTTACATCGGCGATGTCGGCAAGCGGTGCATCATCAATCGTTGGATCGTTGTTCTTTGACCCCACGAACTGAAATGGTATGAATCCCCATACAGAGCCATCGGACTGCTTCGGATAAAACTCGTCGCTGTACGGCTCTTCCTCTCTGTAAAGCTGTTGCGTATATCCATCTTCACGTAAACGCAGAACTCGTTGCTGTACTTTGGTGGTGTGATCAAACTCGTCTTTTGGATCAAGATAG